CTCTTACGTTTATAATGCCGTTATAGTATTCTTCAGTTTCTAGTACTTTACGATCGAACTGTTCTTTGGCTTCTAAATAACTTAGTTCGCCTCTGCTGGTGCAGTAATACAGTATTTCTCTTGTAAAGTTTTCTGGGCCTAGTTGTTCAACGTCTTCATTTAACTTGTCACTGCTTCCCCAATAGGTTCTCCAGTCACTTTCTTTAGTTGAACGTCTTTTGTTTTTCTTGCCTTTAAGAGGTTTTTTAGTTACTTTAAATTGTGATAACTTTTTGCCTATATACTTTTTATTGTTTGTGAGATTGGTAATGAGGTATACAAATCCTATATATTCCTCAGATATTTTATCTACTATTTTGCCTTGATAAGTCCATTGCATATTTGTTTACTGCAACAATTATATATATCTTCTTTTGCATTTGTCAACCGTTTTTGTATTCTTTTTTGAGTATTTTCCAAGTTTCTTTGTAACCTTGATTGATAGCATAATATTTGGTGCTAGCTATAGCACTACTATAATCATTACCTCCTGGTTGACAGTGGTCTCCAAAATATATTGTTGTACCTTTTTGTTCTTTAACAGCCTGACTCTTGTCACAGCCTTTCTTAAAAATATCTATACTGGTCTGTCCAGCTACTTGTGCTATGCTATCTGAAAATTCTTCATTGTAGCACATAGCTACAGTTTCTCTACCTCGATTTATCTGTTCCCATGTAGTATAATCTTCACGTTGTTTCCAGTTAGCATTTCTGCCAACTATACTAAAGTTTGCAGTACCTGTGCGTTGTTCTATGTGATTACCAGTCATTTCAGGATAATCAAAAGTGTGCAATATAGTTTGTAAAAAAGTGTGTTGTTCGTTTGTTAGTGACCAGTCGCTTTTGTATACTTCCTTATTGCCAACAAACACATGATTACCACTGCAATGGTACACTCTTGCAAAACTGTTAGTCAAGTCTTCACCAATTTGTTCTAGTGTTTTAGGTCTATCACTGCCTGTAACAATCATACATGTATTGTTTGCAACAAAATCAAACATAAACTCTTTAAACTCGTCTACTATCTGTCTTCGAGGATCAGTGAGTGTGCCGTCTACATCAAACATGAATATTTTATCAGTCATCTATTTCTTTCATTTCTTTAGGATACCATTTGTAAAGTATATCTATTGGTAGTTTCTTTTGCTTGTTAGCAATACTATGACTAGTTTTAAAAGTAATTGTATCACTCATTGAAGTAGTTATAGTAGTATCGTAACTATATGCTGAGGAACCTTCACCAAATGTTCCAGTTAATGAATAGTCATCTGTTGCCTTCCCGTAACTGTTATCAATAAAAGGAGCTTCATGTTTCATCCAGGTTTCAAAGTCATCATCACCTTTATAACCTTTGTTGTTAAAACCGTCTATACTTACAATATAGTCGTCATCATCGTCATTCATTGTTTCTGTCCAAAAAGTTTATAAAATACATCAATGGGTAGTATTTTGTTTGTTAATAATTCTTGTGGATGATAACCAAAAACTTTTTCTCCTATAGTTTTGTTTACAATAGGTTTACCCCAAAGATCTGCTGGCACATCTTCTCTGAATGGATATGTTTTATCATCGTCTTCTGATGATATTTGTTTTCTATCCTTAGGTGAAGATCCGAAATCTCTTTCATATACAGTTTTACCGCCATCTGGTGATTCGTATATTTTTTTATTTGGCATCAATAAACTCCGTGTCAGTACTAAACGTTGTGAATCCACCTTCTTTGATAACTTGTAGTATTGTATTCACACGACCAACAAGTTCATCTCTGTGTGATATTAAGAAGATGTTTTTATTACGTTCACGTTCTATCTTTTTGAGTACACCCAAAGCACCATCTACACCGTTAGTGTCCATACCACTGTCGATAAGTTCATCTATTGCTAAAAAGTTTATAGGTGTGTTCATACTTTCAAATACATCTCTAAAACTCCAGCTGAGTCCTAGTATCAGTCTATTACGTTCACCTCTGCTTAGATTGTCAAAATCTAAATCTCTGCCTAGTTCTGTAATCTCAACTGTTAGATCAGGTTGGAATTGCACTTCATGTGGCAAACCTAGCTTGGTCAAATAGTAAGCTAGTCTACTATTTAAGTATTGTAGGTTTTGTTCAATGATACGTTTACGAATAAAACTATCTTTGTTTGTCAACAGTTTATACAAAAAGTCTTGATGATCTTTTACTGTATTCAGTTGATTCATAGTATCCCAGGTTATTTCTTGCACACCTGTTTCACGCAAACTGTCAACTTGTTCTTGATATGTGTCACTTTCATCTTGTTTACTTGTTACTTGACTACGAAGATTTTCCAATTCCATATTATGTTTGTGTGCTTCGCTTTCTGTATTGTAATGTGTTACAGGTATTTGACCAAGTTCACCTAGTTGTGTTATAGCATCATACCATTCTTTTTCTTGTTCATGATTGGTTTTAACTTGTTGTTGTGCATCACTTAACTGTTCTTGTTTACTGTTTAAAATACTTTCTTGCTTTTCATCATGTATTTCTTGTCCACAACTGTGACACTTATGATCTTGTAGCAAATTAATTTCTTTGTTAAGTTTATCAATCAGTTTTTGTTGTTTGGTATTGTCACTTTGAATATTAGATAACCAACGTTCTGCTTCATCTTTCAGTTTTTTCTTTTCTAGGTAATCACTTAACAATTTATGATTATTAAGTTCAGTTTGGATATCTATTTTTTCCAGTGTGTTTATTTGTTGTTGGATACTTTGGAGATCAGACGTTTGTTTATCTCGCCATATCTTTTGCCTTCGTTCCAAATCACCAATACTTTTTTCAATTCTGGCATTTGCTTCTTCAATAGCTTTAATTCTATACTCTTCTTCTTTGATTGCATCTCTGGTCAACCTTTGTTGTTCTTTGAGAACCTCTGCTTTTTCGCTGAGCATTGTTATACCCAGTAATTGTTCTATAATAGCTCTTTGATCATTAGCCCTCATACTGAGGAAAGGTTCTGTGTATGTATTAAGGGCAACAATATGTTTAAACATATCATGACTCATACCAAATAATTTTTCTATATCTGATTGAGTTTGTCTATTTTCGCCTTGTGCTTCGTCATCTGCAACATCTTGTTCGTTGACATAGTATTTAAGCAAATTAGGTCGTCTGCCTCTTTCAATACGGTATTGAGTGCCATCTTTAACAAAATCCAGTGTAACCAGCATGGCTTTGCCGTTGGTTTTGTTTATCAAGTTATCCTTGCGTATGTTTGTAAGTGCGTTGCCATATATTGCATAACTGAGTGCATTTATGATAGTAGTTTTGCCTGTACCGTTTCTACTGCCATCGCCACCCAAGTCTAAGTTATTACCTAGTACTAGTGTAAGTCCATTATTAGTAAAACGTACGGCTTGAGTAACATTACCCACACTCATAAAGTTTTTAACTGTTAAATCTTTGATTGTAATCATAAGTTATTATATATGTCCACTAGCAGTTTCTTATCTATCATTTCGCTGTCCACAGCATTTAAGCTATTATACACTATTTGATCAACATTTTCAACTTCAATGTCATCTACAACTCGCCAGTCCTGTGCATGTTCTTCTTTTTTAGTTGGCATAAGTGTTATCTCTCTTACACCATACTGTTGACTAAAAGTTTCTTTAATAAAACTAGCCTCTTCATAGCTAATAGCAATATCTAGTGTAGCTCTACAATAAGTTTTATCATTGAGTATTACATCTGGTTCATCTATCAGTCTGCTCAAAGGAACAGTTCTGTAACGTGGACCAGCAAAGTTTACATACTCGGGTTTGCCTCCCCATTCTAATATCATCATACCACGCTCGTCGTCCCAAGCATCAGCATAGTTGTGTGGAAAAGGTGAACCCAAGTAGTGTACATTGCCTTTGTTTTGTCGTTTGTGAAAGTGTCCAGTAAACACATACTCTGGTCCTTGCAAGTGTTCTGCATTAAGTTGACCGTGGTCTGGCATCTCTACCATTGCATTCATTTTAAAGTACGGAAGTTCAAAATGTCCAAACATGTATCTGCATTTGGTCTTGCTAACTGTAGTCCATTCGTCTCCAACCAGCCAAGGTACAAGTGCTACATCATCTTGTACCATTGTTTGTTCGTTTACAAGATGCACATTATCAAACAGTTCTGCATAAGGCAAACTGTTGTAGTCACGTTTTTCTCTATAATAGAGATCGTGATTGCCTGTGATCATGTACACTTGTTTAAATGCACGGCTAAGTTTAGCTACATTTTCAACACTATAGTTGAGTGTGCTAACATTTACACTGGCTCTATGATGATGCCAATCGCCTAAAAACACACAGGTTTCGCAGTTATTAGCTTGTGCTTGTTCAACAAACCAATCCACAAATTCTGCACAATCACGATTGTGTTGTTTACTATTGTTCTTGTTTCCAAAGTGTATATCCGTGAAACAAGCAACACGATTAAAGAATGCCATGGTTGTCCAATTCAGTTTAAACTTGTTATTAGTATAGTTTCATAACTATGACTTGTCAATGCCTAAACGTTGAATCCATGTTCTTTGCGTTCTTTGTCTGATTTCTCGTCCCACTTGGCACGTTCAGCCATTTCGTGTTCAATTTGCCGTGTCCAGCTAGGCATTTGCCCTGCTTCTTGTAACAAGTCATCTCTGATGTTTTGGTTTCGCTTTTCTAAGTTTAACACTCTAGTAAAGCTGTTAGTAACCGCGGCTGTATAATATGCAAATGGATTTTCACTTTTTAGCTCATTGAATTGCAATCCAATTTGCGATAGTTGTAATAGTGCATGACTACGCATTTCGTCAACATATGTGTATCCACGCCAATTGCTTCGCATACTATAACGTTCACATAATTTTAAAAACATTTTTGCTAAGTTGTTAGTAATTGCTCCGTGTTGAACGTTAAAGTGTCCATTATCTAACCCACCTTCCCAATGACTACGCAAACATTCTTTAAGTTCGCCTTGAATGTAAGCATAATGTTTGAATGGAGGAAAGTTACATTTTGCATGTTTATCAGCTTCAGTTTTTGGTTTATTTTTCCTACCAGGTTCCAATGGAACATGATCAAATGTCATTAGTCTGAAGATTAAGTCTTCTTCATCTATTGTATCTGGATCTACTTTATAGCTAATTTGTTTTGGTTTCTGACTTTGCTTTCTAGCGTCGCTATCATGCCAAGTAAAGTATGCTTCTTCATATGCTATATTACTCAATTGCCTTGCTCTGTTTTCTTTAGCTGTTTGAATTACATCTGAATTTTTAATATCATCTATTGATTCTACTATTGTATCAAATCTACTGTAATCATCGTCTAAAACATAACAGTAACTAAGTTTACTCTTGTGTATTTCTTTAAGCATATCTTTGTTATTGAGATAATTTTGTTTCCTCATTTTAATTCCTTATTCTGATTCCATTATACACGATAAATTAGCAGTTGTCAATAACTACCCATATATTATTACTATAAATAGTATTATAGGAGATACCCATGAGAATATCGCATTTGGCAGAAGATATAGCAAAAGACGTTGCTGTGTTTTATGGTGGTCGTTTTCAGCCTATGCATAAAGGTCATCATAAAGTGTACATGGATCTAGTAGAGCAATTTGGCTCAGCTAATGTATTTATTGCTACTACTGTGGCTAAGACTGCAACGCCAGAAAAGGATCCATTTACGTTTGATGAGAAGCGTATGATTGCAAACGAAATGTTTAACATACCTTTAAACAATATAGTACAGACACAACCTTACAGACCCGACGTAAGTTTAACAGGTAAAAATCCTGACAATACGGCAGTAGTATTAGTTTTTAGTGCCAAAGATGCAGGTCGATTAAAGCGTGGTGGTTTCCTCAGAGATTATGAACCAGGTGCTGAAATGGTACCTAGTGACCAAGGAGCCTATGTACTAGAGGTAGCAATACAAGAAGGTGGCATGAGTGCAACTGATTTTAGAACAGCAATGAAAAACGAAAGTTTGAATGATAATCAAAAAATGATGGTGTTTAGAGAATTTTTTGGTAGTATTGAACCAAACATGTTTAATTTTATAAAGGATAAACTAAATGTCGGTACTAGCTGAAAATAGAGCAAAATTGCTTTTAAAGAGAAAAGCACCTAAGGAACTTTACTTCTCCGGACCAGCAAAACCATTACAAGTACATGGAGGTATTATGTTTCCTATACAACCTGATATTACATATTCACAAAGTGTAGGTTACAATGCGTATGATTTAACTCATACAAATTATACATACCAAGCGTATAGAAACACACCAAGTCCTGATATACAGTTGACTTGTCAATTTGCTAGTGTAACAGACGAAGAAGCAAGATATACTTTTGCTGTACTGCATTTTTTAAGAAGTATTACTAAAATGTTTTTTGGTATGAATCAAACACAACCAACAGCAGGTACACCACCTCCTGTGTTAGAATTTAGTGCGTTTGGAGAAAATCAATTTAATATGATACCTGTTGTAGTAAGTCAGTTTTCAACCACATACGATAGTAATGTTGATTTAAAACTTTTTGACGGTGGTACACAAATACCAACTATGATGAACATGTTTATGCAACTTACTGTAATGCAAAACCCTGACAGACAGAAAATGAAATTTACAACAAATAATTTTATTAGTGGGCAAGCATACAAACAAGGATTTATTTAATGGCTATCGAGTATGACGGAAAAAGTAACTATGCAAGAACGGCTTTAAACAGAAAATATCTAGAACTGTATGAGCCGTTGTTAAAAAGTGAAAACTTATCAGCAGAAACTATAACTTTTATTGTTGAATCAAAACATAATAAAAGACCAGATCTACTAGCATTTGAAATGTATGGCAGTTCTAGACTATGGTGGGTATTCGCACACTATAACCGAGACACATTACATGATCCTATAATGGATTTTACATCAGGAACAAAAATTAAAGCACCAAGAACTTTCCGAATCACAAGGACTAATTAATGGATCCTTTACTTAGAGAATACGATACAGAAGGACAGGTTAAAGAGATAATGGCAGAAAAACGCTATGCTAGCGAGAATGCCAAAGCTCAGTTCTACGAAGACAATATCCTTAACAAGTATGACAATGTCACATATAACTGGACAATGTATATGGTAAATCCAAAAGATGTAAACCAATATGATGATATTTTAAAAACTGACAGTTACAGAGTAATTGCACAAAGTGGTGTAGAAGCAGAAATAGGCATCGAGAGTGTAACTCAAGATATGAAATTGGCATTTAATAAAGACCTGCCAGATAGAGAAGCTCTAGCTAATGTGTTTAGTATGCGACTGGTAGAGCCAATGGGTGCTACACTATATTCAAGAATTTACAAAGCCGCTGAAGATTTGGGAATTATGAATCATCTAAAAGCATGTTATCTATTAGAATTAAAGTTTTTAGGTTATACACAAGACGGTGAACCAATAGCTGATATCACTGCACCTTATTACTATGCATGTACAATGGCAGGGTTAGATTTCCAATACAATGAAGGTGCAACACAGTACAGAGCAGACTTGATTGAAACTACACAAGATGCATTTAAAAAACTTTCATTGCATCTCAAAGAGGATATACCAGTACAAGCCAGTACTTTTGGTGAATTTTTAGAAAACTTTGAGTTTAAAGTAAATGAACAAGAACGATTACAAGTAGTAAACAGTTCAGCAAGAAAGTTTTGGCACACTTATAAATTTGGTGTTACAGGAAGAGCAAGCGAGTGGAATACATGGGCATTTGATACTGGTGCTGGAAATAGCGGTGAAACTGCTGACCTAAGTAGTGTTAGTATTACTGGTAGCGGTAACTTAACTTTTAATATCAAACAAGGTACTAGTATAAGTGATATAATTATTGTTGCTCTTATGCAAACAACTAATTTTAGAAAACTACCAACAGATGAAGGTGGATTTCACAAAGAAAATCCAAATGATCCTAATGCAAAACCTTTTACGTTTTCAGAATTAAGCAAATGGTTTGTATTTGACAATAAAGTCAACTATCGTATTTTTGATCCGGTAGCAAAAGATTTTGCCAAAGACTTTGAATACAATATAAATGCTATTGCTGTGCCTGAATTGATACATGATGTAGGTGCCTACGAAAAAGTATTAACAGACCAAGGAATACAAGAAGACAGAATAAAAGGTTTAATAAACAAAAAATTATTGGTTAAACGTTTTGATTATCATTTTACAGGTTTAAACACCGAAGTGCTTGGTTTAGACATATATCTAAACAACACTTATTATCAAATACAAGCTCTTAATCAAGGACGTGGTAAATTTATAGGACAGGCTTTTGAAGGCGAAGGTGATTCTAGTAATGAATATAATATTGCTAAAAATACTGCTGATGAGATAAAACAAAAAATTCAAGACGCCAACGACGAACTTCAGACAATACAAGGACAACGAGACTCGTTTTTTGATGGTAGCCAAGGAATATTTAATCCAAATGAGCTTGCCGCCAAAGAAGCAGAATTCAATCAAAGACAAGAACAACAGCAAGAAGTTATAAAACAACTAGAACAAGAACAAAAACAAATTACAGAAAAACTAATTCCACTTACTGAACAAGAAGAAGCACAACAAAAACTAGAACAAGGACAATTTAAGGTAACTGGTAGCAAGTATCTTACGCAGTCAGAGCTTATAGGAACCAGTTCAAGCAATGATGCTCGAGATCATCAACTTCCTTTTGATTTTACAAATATCAACAGTAAAGCAACAAACGGACCAGACGATAAAGACACCAGTGGTGCCGTTATGTTAGGTGCAGTTGAACTTAATTTAAATTCCTTAGGAGACTTGGTTCAACAACAAATAAGTGTCAGAGGAGATCCTTATTGGTTAGGTAGACCTAAAAGTAGAACAGGAATGCTCAACGGAGCAGAATATACCAGAGGTGGTGTTAGTTATTTTTTAAACTTAAATTTTCCTACATATCCTGAACATGAAACTGGTCTAATGAATATTCCTGAAGCAAACTTTGGTGTTGTTGGAGTATACAGAGTTCATACTGTGGTCGCAAATTACGATAATGGACAATTTACTATGACCTTACAAAGTTTCAGAGATTCAAATACCAACGTTGGTAAATTATGGGAAATTTTAAGCACAGGTGAAATAGACAAAGAAACAGAAAAAAATCAAGAACCATTTAAACCTGGTGATGAACAAGGTGAAAATGATCAAGAGGGTGAAGAGAACCAAGACAATTCTGGTAGCAGTTTACCAGAGGAATTACAAGACGGAGACGGTACAGGTACTGTAACACAAAATCAACTTGCTTCAGGAAAAATTAGAAATCAAGCTATTGCAAGTGATTTAAATAGCATTCTGTCACAAGCAGGTGCGGCGGCAGGAGTTAATGTTATTGTTGAAAGTGGAGGACAACCAGCTAAAGGAACAAGTCCTCGAAGAACAGGAAGCACAAGACATGACAACGGACATGCGGCAGATGTTCAACTAGCATTGTCCAACGGAAGAATATTAAGTTTAAATAATCCAGCAGACGTGCCTATTATTCAAAACTTTATCAAAGAAACAAAAAGGTTTGGAGCTACTGGCATTGGTGCAGGAAATGGATACATGGGAGATAATACCTTTCATATCGACAATGCCAGTGCATATGGACAAGGTAGTGCAGGCTATTGGGGTGGACATTACGATAATGGTACATACAGAGCAAGAAATGCTCCACGTTGGTTAAAAGATATATTTACAGCATAGGATAAAAAATGAAATATTCAGGAAATAATGATACTAGCATTGGTGTACCAACCGCTTATGATAAAACACAAGGCGCTAGTGGTGTTATGAAACTATCTGGTTTGTATATTTGTAAAGTAATTGATATAGTAGATGACAGGTATGAAGGATTTCTTTATGTTGAAATAATCGGACAAGGTTACTTAGGTGAAACAACCAGTGCAGAAGCAAGAAAAGAATATTTTAGAGTCAGACGTTCAAGTCCATATGGAGGAAGTTATCAGTTTGCTAATGCAACCAATACTTATGGATTTGTAAGTCACCCACCTGCCCCAGGATGTCAAGTTTTAGTTGCGTTCGCAAACAATAGTGATACTGGAATAATGATAGGAGTTTTACCTGATACCACAAGAAACGCAAGTATGCCAACTAACCCTGGTGCATTTGTTGATAGTGAAAAAGATGCAGTAGGACCTTCATTAGATCCATCAGTACAAAAAACTACTGAAAACAATAAAAGACCAAGAGCAACAACAGATACTATTAAAAATGAAAGTACAGAATATAAAGATAAAGTCAGTGACACAGAAATTACTAAACAAGGTGTTGGTATAGACAGTATACGTGGACTCAGCAGTAGTAGTCAACGAAGAGAATCACCTACCAATGTTTTTGGATTTAACACACCCGGTGGTCATCAATTTGTTATGGATGATGGAACATTACCTAACAGTGATACTTGTTTAACTCCTGACAAGGAAAGAAAAGCTGGATTGAGTAATTTGTTTAGAATGCGTAGTGCTGGCGGTGCTCAAATACTAATGCATGATGGCACTGGAATTGTGTACATTATGAATCAAAATGGCAGTAGTTGGATACAAATGGGCAGTGACGGTAAGATAGATATCTATTCAGAAGGTGATATTAGTGTGCATACTGAGAATGATTATAACCTACAAGTTGGTGGAGACTTTGTTGTAGATGCAGACACAATAAGCATGAAGGCAAGAGGAGATGGTGGTATAACCTTAGAAGCTACAGCTGGAGAATTAAATGTACATGCACAAAAAGATTTTAAGTTGACCACTGATCTAAATGGTAATATAAAATGTGCAGGATCTTTTACAAACACAGCCGCAATAATTGACCTTAACGGTCCTGAAGCTGTAGCCGCCACTAAAACTGTGGCAAACAACTTGACAGTGAACAAGATAGTAAAACAAAGTATTGCAGGCAGAGTACCCGAAGCAGAGCCTTGGGGAGGACATGATGAAGAACAAGAATTTTTACCTCAGGTTGCTAGTCCTGACAGTAACTTTACAGCTCAAGATATTGACATGAGTAAAATCTTTAATAATCAAGCTCCTGCTCCTGATAAAGTTACAAATGAAAAAACAAAAAGTAATTCAGTAAATCCAAGAGGTCCAAGATGACCACTGTAATTGATGAAAGATATAGACGAGAATGGGATGATTATGTAGTTAAAGATACTACCAACTACGAAACCAGTTTGGATGTTACTAATTTAAATGCATCAGAACAAGCACGAACTGTTGCACTAGGTTTTTTTAGAAATTACAGCGGATTTGATCAAACTGCATACGGAGAAGGAAATTATACCACTGGGTTAACTGAACAGCAAGCACATGATTTATGGAAAGAGTCTTTCAATAATCAACAAGCTCTAGCAAAAAAACAAATTATCAATAGTGGAATTACTACTATACCAGCTTGTGTCTATGATGCACTAATATTATTTCATTGGACAACTGGAAAAATAGCAAATGTCTCTCAAGGAGATACCAGATATAATTTACTTGAGGTAATAAGATTAGCAGACTATAGCACCGCCGCTGATATGATTATTAATAGTACAGTAAACAAACAATTATGTGTTAAAGTAGCAACTATACTTAGATTGGCTGATTATGGAAAATATAAAGCTAGGAAATGGTATAGAGCTAACGGTATTTTTAAGATACGAGATTTCAACGAAAAAGGTGTGCTAAACAATGATCAATTACGCAGAGCTAGATTTGCGTATTACGCTGAAACAAAGAAATTTTTACCTATGACTCCGGAAGGTTTAAGAAGACAAATTGCAAAAGAATATGAAGCAACTTTGGTAAACAAAACTTTTACATATAGTGGGACTAATACATTTGAATTAGAAAAGATTGCTAGTGTAACACCCATACAGAAATTAGAAGTTGTTGTCAATGATGCAGTATTACAGCATGAATATGACTGGACTGTTAGTAATTTTACCCTAACAATTAGTAAAAGTTTGAATACTGGTGATATTATACAAACAACCATTAAGATATAAACTTAGCAGTTAATTTTACCATAAATAATAGTATGGTAACCTACATTGGATATAGTACAATAGATCAAATAAGTGGAAGTAAAACATTGGTAGATGTTGAACTTGCTAAACGTGATTTGATGAATCATTTTTATACCAGGCGTGGAGAAAGAGTAGGAAATCCTACTTTTGGAAGTATCTTACCTGAACTAGTATTTGAACCTCTAGATAGGGCTACTGAAAAAGAAGCTCGTGATGATGTCGATGTAATAGTTAACAACGACCCTAGATGGAATGTACTAGAAACACTGGTAAGAAAACCAGACGACCATAGTTTAGAAATTAAAGTTAGGTTAGAATATATAGATACAGGAACAGCCGAAGAACTGTTTCTTAATTTTACAGGTGAAGAATAATGGCACAAGGCGCAAGACAAAATAGTTTATTTGCCGCAGAAGATTTTACCGTAGCATATGAAAGTTTCGCTCAAGCTAATTTACAAGCATATGATTTTGAAACTATCAGAAATGCGATGGTAGATTATATAAGCACAAACTATCCAGAAAATTTTAATGATTATATTAATTCAAGTGAATTTATAGCACTAATTGAATTGATTGCATTTTTAGGACACAACCTAGCATTTAGGGCAGACCTAGGACAAAGAGAAAATTACCTAAGTACAGCAGAACGTAGAGATAGCGCCTTGCGTATTGCACAGTTCTTAGGATACACACCTACTAGAAATGTTGTTGCTAGTGGATACCTCAAAGTAGATAGTGTTCAAACAGATGAACAAGTTTTTGATGCCAGCGGAAACAGTCTTGCTAATGTTGCAACAGAATTTGAAGATGTAACAAATCCTCAAAGTTATCAAAACTTTTTGGCTATTATGAATGCTATTTTTCAAAGTAGCAGTCAATTCGGAAGTCCATTTAGTAGTGCAACCATTAACAATGTAAAAAATGAGATTTATAGAACAAACAGTACAAATAACACAACTGTAAGAGAATTTAGTAACAATGTTAATAATAAAAAAGCAACATTTAGTTTACATAGTGTTGGATATGATTCCACTTCAAATGCACTAATAGAAAAAACACCTAGTCCGTATAGTGTTGTAGATTTTTTGTATAGAAACGACAACAGTGGATTTGGATCACCTAATACAGGTTTTTTCATAGGATTTAAACAAGGATCATTAAACTTTAAAGATTTTGAAATTAACAACGGATTACCTAACTTGGCAATCGACATCAATGCTGATAATGTTGCCAATGGTCAAGTATGGGTGCAAACAATAGATGAAGCCGCACAAGTACAAAAAACATGGACCAGAGTTGATAGATTGTTTGGTGCAAGTACAATGTTTAATGCACGTCAAAATAAAATAAGAGACATCTATTCAATTAGTAGTAGAGAGAATGACCAAATTAGTATTGTATTTCCAGACGGAAACTTTGGTAATATTCCACGTGGTATTATCAGAGTGTGGTATAGAACCGGATTGAACCAGTCATATACGCTAACACCTGATAATTTTAGAAATTCAGGATTTACTATAAGTTATATTAGTTCAAGCGGAAATATTCAAAAAGCTACATTTAAATGTAGTCTTAAATCAACTGTATCAAATGCAAGTGAAAGAGAAAGCGTTGCAAGTATCAAAGACAATGCTCCTAGATTTTTTGCTACACAGGATAGAATGGTTACAGCAGAAGATTATGCTATAGCTCCTCTTACAGCTAGTGAAAATATTAGAAAAATTAAAAGTGTAAACAGAGTGCATAGTGGACACAGTAGGTTCAGAGACATATATGATCCAACAGCAACTTATTCAGATGCAACACAATATACAGATGATGCATACCTTTATGAAAAAAATGTAACTAATAGAAGCGTGATTAGTTTGCCAACAAGTTTAACTGGTTATCAAATTTATGATCAATATCTAAAACCTCTTTTTTGTAATCCTGAAATATTTAATTTTTATTACAACAGACATGGTTGGGAATCAACTACACATGATGCTAATACTGACTTTAGTGATACTTCCAATGGTATCACAGTTTTAAACAACGATGGATCTGAAACAAATGTTTATAGATGGAATCAAATTACAAAAGGCAGTGGTAGCTCTAGTGGATATATTACATATAATAGTGTTGTACAACGTTTAGGATTAACAACCACAAGTGTTTTAAACAAAGCAGATGTAAACGGTTTAGTTGAGTTTATTGACTCGCCTTATAAGATGGGCTATCTAAGTCTTGCCACTGTAACCTCAGGTGGAAGTGGTTATACTAGTACTCCTACTGTTACCGTTACTGGTAAAGGCACAGGAGCAACTGCAACTTGTACCATAGCCAATGGTGCTGTAACCACAGTAGCCATTACAGCTAGCGGTAGCGGATATGATCAAAGTACAAACATTGCAATTACTGGAGGCGGAGGCACAGGCGCAACTGTAAAAGCAACTGTAGTAGATGCAAAAACAGAATGGGTTAAAGTAGATAGACTTTATAAATCAGGGCATGGAGATGATGATAGTACAGGTACGCCCAATGGACTTGACAACACAGGAAAAGGTGCTGTAGTTTTAAGCAGTATTGTTAGTAGTGGTGCTAGAATACGCAGGCTTGTACCTAAAATAGCAACAGATTTAGATGCAACAACAAAAGCTGATGTTATTTCAAAAATTGACAACAATAATACATTTGGTTTAAGATATAATGCTTCTACACAAAAATGGATTATAATTCAAAGTGCAAATTTGCCAGTTAGTAGTGAAGCATTAAACGATCCTAGTAATTGGAATAGACAATACGAAGGAGACAGCTCTAGTACAGGTATTGATCAAAGTTGGATTATTAGATTAAATCATGGTGCTACTGAATGGGAATTACTGAGTAGAAAAACTCAGTTTATAGCAGGTAGTAAAGCTAGACTTAAATTTACCAACCTAAACTTTAATAGTAGTTTTAGTAGTGAAACACAAAAAGCATTAAGAGATAATCTCAAAGTTTTAAAAATTAATCCAACAAGTTCAACAGATCCTAGTCCACTAGGAAAAGACTATCAGTTTAATGCTTTTGGATATTTTACTTACACAGACGGATATACAGATCCTTATAACATGAGAGTTACACTAGCAGATCCAAATAACGATGGATACCCAAATGATCCTGAAGCATTTCATAACATTGTTGGTTCTGAAACAATTAGATTAGGAACAAAAACTATTAATAGTTTTGATTATACAACAATTGATTCTGATAGTGGAACAACTGTAGTAACAGGTATAGGAAATTTACATACACAATATAACAGAATTGCAGATGTAAGTCAACTAATTGATCCAAGCACAACAAATATCATTGATACATATGTGTTACTTGCAAGTTACAATGTATTATTTAGAAATTGGGCGTTGTATGATGCAAGAGAAGAAACAAAGCCAAATCCGCCAACAATTAGCGAACTCAATGATATGTTTGAAAGTTTAAACACTAAAAAAGCAATCAGTGATCAGGTTGTATACAGACCTGTAAAATATAAAATACTCTTTGGAGACTTAGCAAGTGGTGAGTTACAAGCCAAGTTTAATGTTACTAAAACCAGTAATAGTACACTAAGTGATACTGAAATTAAACAAAAAGTTATTAATCTTATAACAGCATATTTCAATATTGATAATTGGGACTTTGGTGAAAATTTTTATTTTACAGAAATGGCGGCATATATTCACAATAATATGATTGGCGAAATCAGTCAGATAACAATCTCAAGTGTTGCAAATAGTACAGATGAAACTGCACTATTTGAAATTACTAGTAGCAGTGATGAGTTATTTTTACCTGTAGTAAAAACTAATAATATTAATGTTACAAGTTCAATTTCATCAAATCTAACAACCATTGGAGAAAACACAGGTATAACAAATGTAAGTAATAGTGGTGGGAGTTACTAATGAGTGAACGCAAACCAAATCCTGCAATAGCACCTAATATTACAAGACCAGGTGAAAGTATAGCTAAAACAGGCAGTAGAAATGTTACTGAACTGTTACCTGCTATTTTACAAACCACAGTTAATAAACAGTTTTTTGATAGTACACTAGAACAGTTAATGTCAAGTGGTAGTTTAGAAGCTATAAAGCATTACACAGGTGATACTATAGGAGATAGAAACGGAACACTTAATTCTATTCCAGTTACAGACAATTACCTCTTAGATAATAGATCCAATGATGCTTATCAATTTAAATCTGGAATGGTGAATAAAAATGAAAATGGAACTATTGAACAAGTATTAGCATATGATGATCTAATAAATTGTTTAAAATATAGCGAAGTTAATACTAACAATCATAATAAAATATTAAATGAAATTGGTTATACACTAGATTTGCCAATTAACTATGACATGTTTATAAATCATCACAGATACTATTGGGTCTTAGATGTTTTACCAGTAAACGAATTAAAGTATACAAGTGGTTTTGATATTGATACACTATTGGGTGAAACACAATATACAACTCCTATACAGCAAAATGGTAGAGCACTCATGTTTGAAAATGGTATGAGAATTAAATTTGCTCCGCACACAGTTGATACATTTTCTCAGACCAATGGTGCAAACACCACATTTACAAGTACAGTGACTAACGGTCTCACTTATAAAGTTTATCTTGATAACAACTTACAAACTATTACTACACATTACACAATAAACAATGGTGTAGTTACGTTTGTTACTGCACCTGCACTAAGTCAAGAAATAGAAATACATGTTTACTATCAATACAGTGGCACAGGAGGAGCGAACAATGGTTTATTCAATGATGCAATCTATATTGTTGATGGTGTCGGTGAACAAACTGGTATAAAATTAACAAGACAATTTAATTCAGGACAGTACGAAGGTCGACAGGGTAAAAGACAATGGTTAAATGTAACAGTTTACAGTAGTCAAGAACCAGCTGGATTTGATTCAGATGATACAAATTTTGATTTTAGACCTTTTGATATTAGAGAACATAGAATGACTACAAGGGACTATACTTGTGAACAAAGACACGGACAAGATCAAAGTGCCTGGAGCAGAAGTAATCTATGGGTACATGAACAAACTATAGCTAACAGTATGATCTATCAAGGTATTACAGATGATATCTATACTTTAGACAAGTACAAAGCTGTTAGACCTATTATTGAATATAGAAGACATATTCAAAAGTACAAGTTTGGAATAAGACACATAGCAAATATTGATCATGCACTAGAAGATAAAATTAATCCAGCTACAGAAATAGTTGGTCAAGCTACTTATAGTGTTAAAGTAAAAGGTATCAATGATGAGTGGGTGCCAAATAAAGGATATGATATAGGACAACGAGTAAAAGTTACTAGTGGTGCACTTCCAAACCAAGTTATTAAATTTTACGAATGTGTTGAAGCACATGCAGATCCATTTAAACCCACACACGGTGAAAACAAACAATATTGGGAAGAGATTGTTCCTGTTGAACTTGAAAATAACGATTTAATATTATTCTGGGGAACTGATAATGCCACATATAATGACAAAATATGGACAGTGAGCGGAGTGGGATCGAGTATTACTCTCACAGAAACATACAACGCAGATGGTAGCAATAGTGCTACTCAAATTAATTCATTGGAAAAATTTGTAGTTCTCAATGGGTTTAACATTTATGATAAAAATCTTTCTACTGCAAAACAATACACTGATAGACAAGAACCGATTAGTGGTTGTGAAATATATTGGAACGCAACGACTGGTAAGTTTGCAGATTACGGTCAACAAAAAATGCATAGAAGTCAAGGAATGAAAGTAGAACTATATGATACTGATTTAGTATCACTTAGTGATGCTACAAAATATCCTAACAGTAATTTTGAAGGTGCAACTATATTTGATTTTGCACACAGTGAAACTAGTAATTATGATGATGCACTAGGTTTTAAACCTGAATTTGTTGACTATGGTAATAATCCAGGATTAAATTTTTGTATTAATTTGCACAACCAAAGATTTCAGTATGTAACGCAAAGTACAGATCTTAGTAAAAGCAATCAGAAAGATATTAACGGATATTATTTGTATAAAAGTTTAGTTATCAATAGATATCACAATGGTTGGAGTCATCTAAGATACGGACAAACTATAGAGAAAAAACTTAGAAAAGTTGTTACTGACAGTACTGTTCCTCTTAGAATTGACGTTGGACATGCTAGCTTTGTTGGTGATAGAACTTATACATTTTTTAAAGAAGGTGGAATACTAGGTGCTTATAGTCAACCAACTACAAATGTTGATAAAGGTAGAGCAAACCGTTTACATGGTAAAATGCCAACACTATTTTTCCATAACAGTAATACATACACCATCAATACAATGTTTGCACAAGCTGAAATTGAATTTATAGATATGGACGGAAGTCCAGTTGGAACTGGCATTACAAGAACAGCAGGTAGCGGAAATACTTTTACTCTTCAAATAGGAACTCCTACAGTAAACAGTATAAAATATAGACTTTCAGCAAACCCAGCAGACTTTGGAGTTATTTTCT